AGCCTCCGCAGTTCTTCGATGCTCGGATGGCGTTGGTGAATGAGTCGAGGAAGGCTTCGGAGTCTGCGCCAGCGTCCTCGGTCTTGCGCTTCGAGCTGCGGAAGATGCAGGTGAAGACGACGGTGTAGGCAATCTCTTTGCCCCCACCCGTTGCGCCGGTCAGTTCGATGCGCTTCTCTCGTTGCGCTTCGATGTAGGGGTAGACGATACAGCCGGTGGCGTGCCCTGGGTCTTCGTTGTCGTAGAACTCGCCCTCGGGGGTGAACTTGGCAGGGAAGGTCTTGACGCTGGCGAGGTAGGTGATGCCTGCGTTGTTCAGGTAGTTCACGAATTGCGTGCGTACCGTCTCACGGCTCACTGACGGCCTCCGATGACCTTGAAGGGCTCGAGGAGGTCGTAGCCCTGCATCTCATCTTCCATGCTCGTCTGTGTGCGTGCAGAGACAGCCTGAGGCTCGCCAATCTCGTTGATGACCAGTCCACCCTGTCCACGCTCTTTGACCATCGCCACGACGAAGTGGATGACGGCCTGCTTGACGGCGGCAGGCATGGTGGAGGCGTTCACGCCGATTCCGTGAGCGTACTGGAGACCCGAGGCGAGGGTTATAACGTTCCCCGTCACAGAGGAGACCTTGCACGTCTCGTCCTGCATCCCGTCCCAGATGGTGAAGCTCATGCCAGCGAAGAAGCCGGTCGTGTCGGTCAGGGTGATTGACGTGGCCCCGACTGCTGCCGAGGCGGTGAGGAATGAGTTGCCCCAGCCGTTGATGTAGGAATACTGGCACCACATGTTCGTCTGGTAGCCCCAGCGTCCTCCAGCGATGCCGAGGTTGCCGAAGTAGAGCCCGAGCGTTGAGGGTGCAGTGAGGATGAACTGGTCACGATCGATGGCGACGTTGCTCGAGGAGATGGTGATTTCTTGCAGTCCAGAGCCAGGGCCCCAGCCGACCTGCACGTCAGTCACGGCGAGGATGGGCGAGAATGAGGGAGTGAAGGTGATGTTGCCGTCACGAGAGGGGCGATACCAGCCGTTCTCCGTGTTCACGGTGGCGTTGAGCGTACCCATCTTGCCGTAGCAGAAGATGTCAGCCTTGCTTGACGCTCGCTTGATGAGCTCAGAGAGCGCACGGTCCTGAGCGACGATGCTGGCGTTCTCGATGAGGTTCGTGAAGTCGATAGCGGCGGCGGTAGGGGAGAACTTGACCTCGTTGAGCGAGACGTAGGGCTCGATGATGCCTTCGGTCTGATAGAACGGGGCGATGACGGTCATTGTTCTTCTTCCAGGTTGGTCCCGTCGCACTTGCCGCAGTGGTCACGGTAGAGAGAATTGAATCCGCAGTCTTGGCAGATGAAGCCCCGAGCGTTACGGAAGTTGGTGCCAGCGACAGCGAAGTCGCCGGACTTTATGAGAGCCCTAGCGGTCTGGCCCTCGATGTGGAAGGTGCCGTCTTTCTGACGGGGGATGACCTTGCCATCGTTCACTTGTAGTTCTTTGAGGCCTGCGTCTGAGCCTACGAGTTTCATTACTGCTCCCTTCGAGACTGGGAGGGGAGCAGGGCTGGTGGAAGGGGATACACCAGCCCTGCTCGACCCTCGGTGCTAGGCAGTGGTGCCTAGCGGATTTGACTAGGCGGTGAGGCCCGTCACGATGCCCGACCAGGCTGGCGCACGGAAGGCGAGCGAGCCGTAGGTGTACGAGCTGATGTCGTACGAGAAGCCAATCTGAGGCCACTCGATAATCATGCTGTCCACGACGTTGTGCGCTTCGACGGTCTGGCTCACGCCGGAGTCGGGGAAGGGCAACTGCTTCTGGTGGACGATTGCGACACCGGCAGGCATGAAGCGGTGCGTGACGAGTTCGACCATTGTGCCGGTCGCTTCGTTCTGCAGAGCGTTCACGAGCGAGCCGAGGACCACGCCGTTGTCGCCGGTCTGGTAGTTCAGACGGTAGGCGGCGTTGGACGAGTTGGTCTGAATCGCAGCAGCCAGGGCACGGCGGATTGCAGCCGTGGTGATGACAACCTCAGGGTCAGCCATCGAGCTGTTGAACAGCGAGATGAATGCGTCCTGGAGGAAGCCACCGGCCTCGTTCTGAGCCGACACTGAGCCGTTGAACTGCTTCTGGTAGCCACCCGACTGAGCGAACGTGCTGATGAAGCCGTCGTAGCCAGTCGCCGAGTTCGATCCTGCGGCGTTCGAGTTGTAAGACCCGTCCGTCGAAGGGTAGGTGCCGGTGATGGACGAGAACGCCAGAGCAGCCGTGCCCGAAGCCAGCGAAGGCGTGGTGGCCTTGTAGGTGGTAGAACCGACGACGACGTAGATGTTCACTGCGACTGCGCTGTAAGGCACGGTGCCGGAGATGGCAACCTTGACACCCTGACCAGCCGTAGCGTTCGTCACCGTACCGGCAGACACGCCAGCAGTCTCACCGTAAGCCGACGAGAGGGTGACGTAGACAGCCGACGACGAGGTGGCAGGGAGGCCCGTACCAGTGGTGTCGTTCGAGGCGGTGAAGGTCAATCCCGAGGTGCTCAAGGCAGTCGAGACAGCGTTCAGCATGTTGCGCTCTTCGCCGAGGAAGTGAGCCCAGATGAGGGCCGTGTGCGACAACTGGCGCAGGTCGGTGTAGCCCTGACCGGCGAATTCAGCCTGGAGGCTCACGGAGTCCGAGACACCCTGCTCGACGAACGACTTGACAATCTTGTCTGCGGCGTAGGTGATCTTCGTAGGACGGTTCAGCGACACGCCACCGAATGACGTGGAAGCCGAGGTCGAGTTGAAGAACGTCGAGAGGTTAGCGACACCACCGACACCGGCGTTCGAGACACCAGTGATGCGACGGAACTCGAGAGCCTGTCCCTGAGCCTTGATGCGTGCGGTGCTGTTGCGAAGGTACAGTTCCTTCGGGATGAGCAACGACAGAACAGGGTCGAGGTTGTAGGGCACGAGACCCGAGACACCCGAGATGGTCGAGTTCAGTGGGCTGGTGAGGGTGAGGTCCTTCTGCAGGTCGGCGAGGCCGGCGAGCGAGGACTCGACAGCAGCGAGCTGGTCGCCCGAGACTGCCTTAGTGATTTCCGTCTTCAGTTCCTCAATCTTCGAGGCGGCAGAGACGGACTTGGTGATGCCGACAGTCGGGGTGAACGACAACTCGCCACGGCGAGCGGAGTTCAGCGTCTGGGCTTGGACGGTGCTAAGGGCTGACTTGTAAGCCTCAAAGCGCTTGACCTGCTCATCGGCTGGCAGGCCGTGAAACATCTGGTCAAGGGAAGGAGCGGCGATGGTCATCGCTGTATCTTCTTTCTGTTAGTTGGACTCAAGAGCACGGGCGCTCTCGAGGTAGGCGTTGCGGAGTGCAGGGTCATTCACTTGCGAGGCGATGTTGCGGAGACGGATGGCCTCCACCTCGTTTGCGAGGACTGCTGCTGACTTGCTGGTCTGTTCACGGGTTGCACGGAGTGCAGGCCCGCCAGGTGCAGCCATTGACTTCACTTCGTCGAGCGCAGCCTTCAGGAGAGCAATCTCCTCTTTCGCTTCGCTCAATTCAGCCTTCGCCGTCATGACTTCTTCAAGGCCCAGCGCCTTGACGATCTCGGTGCGCAGTTCGTCCTTGAGTTCAGGAGTCGCTGATTCTGCGCTTGCGTTCTTTAGTAGGTCGGCTGATACGCCGAGTGCCATGTAGGCCATGTCGTAGCTCATTTCTTCATCGTTGTCGGCATCTTCGCCGGTGAATGGGGGAGGTGTTTCGTTCTCGCCTGACTCGTCATTCCACCAGCAGAGGAACTGGCAGAGGGAGTGAAGCAGTTCGGCGATGTCGTCGGTGTTGTTCTCGTTGCCTGCTGCCATCTCGTCGAGCTCAGCCTTCATGAGGTTGATGAGCGAGGTGCGCACGGCGTTCAGGTCGCTGAGGTCGTGCTGCATCTTCTCAATCTCGCCTGCGAGGGTCTTGAGGCGTGAGGGGGCGACTGCTTCGGTGTCGGGCTCAGCGTCCTTCATGTCACGGTTGTCGTGGCCCTGAGGGTTCGCCTGCGTGTGCTGCTCCATGTTCTCGAGGCGGTCGTCGGGCTGGTGGCCCGTGCCTGCGCAGACTTCGCAGTCCGTCTCTTGGGTGTTGCCCATGACGTTGGACTTCTTGCCGGTGCCGGCGCATGACTGGCAGGGCTGAGGAGTGTCGTGGTTCAGAACGTCGGTAGTGACACCAGGCTCTTCGGTCATGATGGCTTCGGCGTTCATCGCAGGGGACTCGGCCTTGTTGATTTCGGACACGGCGGCCCCTTTCACTAGTTCGCCCTTGATGGACTTGGCGATTTCAATTACTGCGGAGGGGTTAGCCGGACGGTCTACGAGTGAGACCTCGACGATCGTGCCGTCGATGATGCGTCCACCTGGTGCGGCGTTGTCCTTGACAACTCGAGCGCCCTTGATGCCGACCGAGAAGCCGGTGTAGACACCCTCTGAGACCATCTTGGCGGCCTGCTCGTCCACTACCTTCGCAGTGACCACGAAGCCTGAGCCGGACTGCTCCATCTCGGTAGCCTTGCCGACTGCCTTGCTCTGGTGCATTTCTCGGATGTTGCCTATTCCCATCCACGCTGGCATGGCGCTCTTGAGCCATTCAGGGTCGCAGATTTGCTGGTCGAGGTCGAGGGTGTCGTCAGTGGCGATGCCCTTGACGTACATGAAGCCATCCTCGCCACGCTTGGCAGTCAGGCCACCGAAGTAGACGCTCTTGATGTTGTCAGTCATAGTTTCCTTTAGTCTTCTCGTGTTGAGTAGCACATGCAGTTCGGATGGGCTGGTAGGTCGGCTGATTCGTCGAACGAGTGAGGGTTCTGGTCTTCTTGCGCCAGACACTCTTCGCAGGCATCCGGCTCGGTTTCCCAGTTCCAGCCAGTAGCGCCGCCTGCTTGGTAGGCATCGACGGCGGCGATGTTGAAGGCTCGGTTGGCTTCGGTTGCGGCGATCACGTCAGCCCGAGTGACGGCGTTGGCGAGTTGCCCCGAGGGGAGCCCCTGCACTACGCCCTTCAGACGAGCTGCGATGTCCGTCGCTGACTGCCCCGAGGACACGCCCTGAATGACTTCCTCTCGGATGCGGTTCAGGGTTGTCTGGTTGATGTCTTTGACGAGGTTGCCGACGTTGGCGTAGAGCCGAGCCGTTCCTTGCCCTGCCACGAATGAGCCAGCGTATTCCCCACCCTGACGAACTGCGGTCTCGTAGAGGGCTTGCAGGGCCGTCTGAAGCGGTTCTGGGTTCGTGCGCAGGTTGCCGAGTGCGCCTTGTGCCACGCCTGCGATGAGGTCGGGACTGGCTGACTCGGGAACGTTGCGGAGCACCTGGTCGAGGAACTCCGGCAGCCCGATGACCGATGCCGCCAGCGCCGCCTCTAGAGCCTTTTTGTGCTTGGCGACTGCCGAGCGGATGGGCTCTAGGTTCGGGTAGGACTTCTTAGTAAGAGAACGTCCTTTTGGGGTATCGCTTATCTGCGCTTTCAAGACTTCGGCCTCTTCCGGCGTGTGGTGCTTGAACTCGAAGGCTCGGGAGCGAGGCTTAGCGGCGAACTTGGCGAAGGCTTTAGCCTCTTGCGCCTTTAGGTCAGTTTCCGGCGTGCTGCTCGGACGCTCGACTTCTTTACCCGTGTCTTGAGCGCCTTCGTCTTCTGCGCTTTGTGGGCTCGATGACGACTGCTCACTGGGGGTCTCTTTCTGTCCGATGGTCTCGCCGCCGCCCGATACGTCGAGCAGTCCCTTGAGGAACTGGATGGCGTTGCCTGCGACGATGAACGGCTCGTCGGCTTCTGGCATGTCGTAGAGCGCCTGACCGAGTTCGCCCTGAATGTCGTTGAGGGTCTTCTGCCCCGAGAACAGGCTGATTTGGTTCGCCTGCGCCTGCTCCTTCGCAGCCATAGCGTTCGCTCGGTCTTGCATGACGAAGGTGACGTTGAGGTCTGCGTC